ATGCTTGGTAGACTTATGATATTGTTGCCAATAGCAGGATATAAAGCACTTTGTTGTGCTACTAAACTATCTAATGCCGTTTGAGCTGCGGTTTGTGCGCCAACTGCTCCTGCCCCCGCACCTGCACCTGCCCCTGCACCTGCTCCCACTCCTTCTCCAACAGCACCTGCTCCTGCGCCTGCTCCTGCGCCAACTCCCTCACCAACAGCTCCTGCGCCTGCGCCTGCTTCAGAACCTGCAACCGCAGCTGCGTCAAATGCTCCTAATGCACCTGCTGTTGCAACAGTAGCCGCAATCGCTCCTACAGTAACCCATCCACCAGGAACATTTTCTCTAACGGTTTGGTCTAATCCTGTTCCTGCTTGGTCAAGAGCATTATTAACTGTGTCGTTAACATCTTTTGCTGTATCTAACGCCTGATTAACAGGATTATCAATAACAGGTACGCTTATAAATCCGTCGCAACACATATTAAATCTCCATTCTCATAAGATATGGGTCTGTTGTTTTATTAGGTTCTTCAGTAAATGACACCTCATCTACACCACAAGCATGAGCAATTTTTTCTGCCTTGTCAGGCTCAGCAACATACATAAACAATGTTTGCACACCTTTTTCTTGCATAACTTTTACAAAACTAGATAGCGCTCTTAAATACATTTTTTGCGACCCGCCATTAATAATTCCCATTAAAATACCTTGTGGCATTTTTCCATAAGCAATAATGACATCCTGATAAGGAAATAAAGAAAACCCTTGTTTTATATACGTTGCCAAAACCAACTTTAATGCTTGTGCATTTCCGCCACGGTTTTTAACGTGCTCTTCAATAATTCTATCTATATCAGGCTTAGCATTTAATGGGTTCATGTTAATAATTCGCATTCGTATACACAATATTCATTATTCCAACAAGTTGGCTTGCCCAATCTTGCCACGTTTCAAATCCTCTATGGTCAGGTACACCACTCTGCACAAAATATCCAATACCATTCATTCCATCTACCCAATCACGCCAATGTTCTTCAGGCACAGTTCCCAACTGATTAGAAGCAAATTGTTGCGCCATCGATGCGCACCAAAAATCCCAATCCACATTTCTAGGGTCAAAAGTCGTCGTCATGGGTTACCTGTTCCACGAACGTCACCAATATCAGCACTAATCAATATTCTACCCATTTGGTAATTGCCGTTGTAAGTATTGCTTTCAAACCTCATCCGCATTTCACGGTACTGTTCTTTCATGTCAATCTTTAACGTGTTTGGATTAAACACATAAGGTGATAGTTGACTAGTGACGTCTTGGTCATCAGCATAGCCTTTACCCTTAATATAGAGATTCATATCACCATTTTGTACAAAGTCAGGCTCAACACGCTCAACACGAATCCATACGTTATCACCCTGCACTTGAGGATTGCCAGGTCCTCCGCCTACCCAACCTAAACTATTCGTTTCAAAATAGGATTGAATTGCATCTACATTAGTCAAATAAACTTGGTCAACACCGTTTTCATGTTGCCATAAAGTATATTTACCTGAAGTATTAGGGACATTATCTGCCCATATAGGAAATCTAAATACTTCAGAGAAGATGCCTGCAGAGCGATTAGCTCCTATAGCGAAACCTGCGTCATACCAAACTTTTTCTCTGACGTTATAAATAATGGCGTTATTACATTCTGTAGAATTACCTGCAGGATAAAACCACCATATCTCACCCCAACGAGGTACTTTAGTCGCCCATACTTTTTGTCTTTGTGCGTAGTTTAAATTATCAAAGAAAAAGTTCATATTGCAATCGTTTGGTATTTCTTGAACAACTCCGTTATACATTAAGAATCTATCTACACCTGCCCAATAAAATATGCCGTCATACTCAATCACACACTGACTAGACATAATAGATGTCTGTGTAGAAATAATGTCATAGCGCCAATAAATGGTAGAAGAGCCTACTGTCTGCGGAGCATATGTAACCCTAGTTAATTGGTCAGTACTCCAAAATAAACCTGCAGGAGATGTTGTACCGCCCCTAAGAGGCATTCCTTTAATGACTTTAGTGCCTGATACATTATTAGAGTTAGCATCTGCTCCTACCCAATTTTGTAGATTACCTGCACTATTATTTTGAATTAAGCCGTTATTGCCATATACAAAAGTATAAGGATATAACACGCAAACACCGCCTGAAACTGAAATGTTATTGTCATACGTTAATGTTTGAGTTGAAGAAGAAGTTGCCGTTTGTGATAAGGTTATTGTAGTTACACCGCCTGCAGTCGAAACCGCAGAGACTGTAGTTCCTGCTGTAATGCCTGTTCCGCTTACTGTTTGACCAATACCAATTAATAAATTGGCAGGTGTTACAGTTGCAGTTGTAGTGCTATTTAAAACGGTAGACGCAGTAAAAATACCCATCTTTGTCATTGCACCATACGGCATGTTTCCTGTCATAACAGGCGTATTGATTGTGCTACTAATGTCGTCTAAATTTTGACTTGGATGACCTAAAATTTGTAATTGACCACTTCCGCCTGCATCATAAACAACATCCCACTGCCATAAGTTATTAGCGTTAGAACTAAAAGCTCCTGACATGGAGATAGCAGTAGGTCCTGAACCTACACCATTTGTGTTATTGGTTTGCCAAGCGTATACGCCGTCTGATTGACCTGAATACACATAGTTAATACCATTAATCGACTGCATAATCATGCCACGGCTAATGCCTGTAGCATTTTGAAATAGCCCACTATATCCACCAATTTTACGAGGTCTACCCCTTTGGAATCTTACCCAAAGTCCGTCCACATATCTTGGAGAATCAAACTGAGTACCATCTCGTTGAATCCCTGGCTGTATGTTAAGAGTAATGACTTTAGCGGTCAAAATCCACCTCCATAAATACCGCCTAAAGCAAAGAATCCTGTTGCATTAAAATAGCCCACTTGATTATTTGCCACAACAAATCCTAATTGGCTAGATGATGGTAAATAAAGTCCTGTATTTACATCACCTAAAAATTTTAAAGATGGAACAGAAGTTGAGCCATTACCTAAAGTTAATGATGTAATAGTAGATGCAGAACCTGACGCAGCGTTATATACGTTTGTGCCATCACAAATAAGAACTAAAGACGTACCTTGTGTAATTTGTACCGTAGCGCCACCGCCAACGGCTGTTTTTACAGTAAATGTATAAGAGCCTGTTGTATTGTTAGTAAAGGTATATAACTGAACAGTGGATGGAACAATAATTATTTGATTGCTTGTTAAAACACCTGAATACACTTGAATTGTGTTTGAGGCTTGAGCACTTGTTAATGTTGTTGTACCGCCTGTTACGGATAATGCTAATTGAGTATAAGCAAACTGATTAGAACGACCGTAAGCATAAGAATACCAACCACCTGAACCGTAAGAAATAAGCACAATAGATTCTGTAAGTTGTAACTGTTGATTAGAATTTCCATCTATCGTATCTGTGCCATTGGGCGTCAAAGTTAAAATACCTGAGCCGTCATTTTTGAATATAGTAAACCAACCTGTTCCTACAGAGGATGCAGATGGCAATGTAAATGTACCTGTGCCTCCTGTCCATACGTTAATCTGCGCTCTTGCAGACGATTGAATGGTGTAATTAGCACTATAAGTTTGTACAGTAGTTTGTTGATTTAAAGTTGCTCCTATGGCTGTTAATCCATATCCTGCAAGAGTAGCGGCGTTCGCTGCGGATGTACCTGCCCCAAAAGTAACTGTTGCCCATGTACCTTGAATGGTCGTATTATCAGTTACATAAATATAGTAAGCAACGCCTGCGGTTGCCGATACAATCGTTGTGCTTCCTACCGTACTATTATTTGTGGCTACAGTAAATGGGTTAGAACCAATATTTCTAATAATCATTGCCTGACCTGTTGACACTTGTGTCGCAGGTGGCATATACAAAGTTAATCCTGTGGTTGTTGCTGATACTTCAATAATATTAGCAGTAACTTGATTTTGATTATTGCCGTTAATTGACCACTGTAAAGTAGTGTTTGCACTTAATGAAATAGATTCATAAGATACAGAACTTGGAGAAACGGTTTGACCTGTAAATGGACTTGTATAGGTAGGATTAGATATAGTCATAGTTAACTCTCAATAGCGATGGCTTGTCTATCAGCAAGACGTAATTGGTCTTCCATCTTTAAGACTTGCATGGCTTCACTATACTTCTGTTGGAAAATTTGTCTTTGGTCATTCTTTACAAACAAAATCGCTTGTAATAACGTGCCAAATAACATGGCATTTGGAGCATTTTGTGTCAACCAATTGGTTTGATTGTCGTTAGATAATGGTGCAAGTCTTTCATAATACAAGACCTCAAAAGCATAGTTTTGGTCAGGTGTTGGCGATACAATCCAATT